CGGTGAACCCATGCGACACGACGGCGTGGATTGGAAACGACAGTATTTGAAGGTCGGACAGTATGCGGCGGTCTATCCGTTTTTCCCCGATCGTCGCCAGCCTTTTGTCGGCATTGTGCAGCGCGTCATAAAGAACCGCTACGGGCGCATAGGATACATCATCGGGGATTACAGAGTGCAGGCAGAGGAACTATTCCCCGGTAAAGGGGAGCAGAAGTTAAAAATACCTAAGATGAGGGAAACATGAGATACACGCGCGAAAAATGGGAATTGTCCGACAACCGGAAATGGTGGAAAACGCACCCGTTCTCGGTTACCTGCCGGAAAGCTGGCGTCCACGCGACAACAATCGCAAACCTACCCGCTCGCAAAACCATGAGTCCTGACGAGATGCGCGATAACGCCATGCTGATAGCAGCAGCACCCGACTTATACGAAGCATTGTGGGCTATGGTGACAAGCTTTAACGGCCTGGATTACCTTGAGCCGCACATGCGGGAGTCCATGCAAAAAGCATGGGACGCCTTGCACAAAGCGCAAGGAAAATAACCTGTGGATAACTATATGGACGACTATCGGTGGCAGCAGGAGCTAGAGACAGAACGGTTCCGTCAGGTGCAGGACGCCCTGGTGCGTGTGCTACACGGCACCACGACCGCCGAGGATGCCGAGTTACTCTCACGGGAAACGGGAGTGCCGCTACCGTGAGGGTATTGGTGGCCTGTGAGTTTAGCGGGACCGTGCGCGATGCATTCGCCCGTCTAGGGCATGATGCATGGTCCTGCGACCTGCTACCCTCAGAAACGCCGGGGCAGCACTACCAGGGCGACGTTCGGGACATTCTCGGCCAGCATTGGGACATGATGATCGCGCACCCGCCCTGCACGCATCTATCCGTATCCGGCGCCCGATGGTTCAAGGACAAACAGGTCGAGCAGGCAGAGGCGCTAGACTTCGTCAGGATGTTATTGCAGTGCAACATTCCACGTATAGCACTGGAAAACCCGGTAAGCATTATTTCCAGTCGCATACGGAAACCGGACCAGATCATACAGCCGTGGCAACACGGTCACGGCGAGACTAAAGCGACTTGCCTGTGGCTAAAGGGATTGCCGCTGCTCAAACCGTCCAATATCGTGGATGGTCGCCATGCGCGTGTCCACCTGATGCCACCAGGACCTAACCGCTGGAAGGAACGCAGCCGGACGTATCCCGGCATAGCGCAGGCAATGGCCGAACAATGGGGAACCCGCCCGTGAGTCCCAACGCACATTCTAGTTGACGCTGTCATTTAGTAGCATTATGATGTTGTCACCTGTGAAAACGACAGGTCGCCCGTCACGGGGTGAACAAATTCCAATCGGGAGCGAACCCCTACGCATGGGTTTCGGTGGCGACGAGAGTATCCCGATTGGCTCTCACCGTGACCGCGACCAGAAGCCCAGCCGTAGGGGTTTTTTCATTCTCACAGGGCTTACGGGGCCATGACCCAGCCCTCCCGCTTGTCGCTGCGACATAGGGAATAAACACACGGTGTCCCGCTCGCCAGAGCTAGCAGGTGAATCCTGTGGGACGGCAGTCTAGTGTGATAAACGAGAGCAGCGCCGTTTTTTAACGGTAGCCCCTACTAAAACAATATAGGGGGTTAGGTGTTGTCGAGTGAGCAGCCGAGGGATACATCGCATATAACACAGCAGCCACCGTCCTCGTGCCGTGACACGGAGTCCAGCGTTTACAAGACAGTAAAACACCTAGTGAGAGATTTTTTAGGGAACACCTAGCAGTCCCCGTCAGTGCATCACCCTAACCTGGAGGCTTTATGTTGAAACTGTGTATTGATTGCAAATGGCATGAGATGGGCGGCATGACCGAGCATCGTTGCGTCTGCCCGTGGATACGCGAGCAAGACCTGGTTACCGGCGAAGATAAAGTCAAATACTGCCGTGCTGAACGTCTTGATGCAGGCAGTAAGACAACATGCGGTGAAAGCGGTAAACACTGGGAGGCCAAGTAATGAAATTGACTAAAGAGTTTCTCAACGGTGACTACTGTCTGTCATTCTCGCCAGAGGAAAAAGATACCGTCATCACTCTGTTAGCCAGAGCTATCAATACATGGCCTGACGCAACTGCCGACGTTATCACCGTCTACGACACGTTGAGGGGTGAGAAATGAAACGAGTGCGGAATCTTTCTCGCGGTCAGCGATTTATGCTGCTGCGGACGAGAGAGACTTATGTTTATCTAGGCGCTAGTCCGATCACGCCTAGCGGACACCGGCATGAGTGCTGGAACGAATCTCTTGGTCAGCGCACAACGCTTCATCATTCATGCCACGTAAAGCCGATTGTGAGGATGGCATGAACCGCGATCCCTGCGTAAGCACTAATTTTGAGGAGCGTCTGCGTTCAACTATTGCCGACGCGATGCTGAAGGAGAGGGAGAAATGACCGACCGCGAATTGTTGCACAAGCCCGAGCCGAGCGCAGAGCCGGTGAAAAAGGAAACGTAAATGATAGGTGATGGTAAAGTGAGAAGGGGGTTAACAGCAAAAATGCAGGAAATGACAGGTAAGAAATACTGCTCTAGCTGTAGTCGGCATATGAGTCTGGAGGGTGGCGGCATCGTAAAAACAAACACCGCTAGACGCTGGAAGTGTGCCGAATGTATGGAACACTCTCGAAAACGTATGTCTGAAAAAAAAGGGAAACGCCATGAATGACTTTGCACCTGAAGTGCGTAATACCGGCCTGTGGGCAACTGACGCCAGGAAGATCGTCGCAGGCCGTGCAGCAGAGGTATATCTCGAGCGTATCGGGGAAGTCGCACCGCCTGACCTTTCCGACTACGAACCCGCTCAATGGGGACTGCGCTTGCAGGAAAGCATCGCCAGAGCAGCAGCAGACAAGCTACGTCTTAATATCAAAGAAGCAGACTACAGTCTGACGCATAAGAAGCATGAGTGGATGAAATCTCACTTCGACTTCATTACGGAGGACGGAAATGCACTTCTCGAAATTAAGAATTATCGGTTCGACAAATCTAAGAACTTCGGAGAAGATGGTTCTACACTGGTCCCAGAAGAGGACTTGGCACAGTGTATTCACGAGGCCGCCGTTCATGGCGTTGAAAAGGTATTGCTCTGTGTTCTATTTGGCGGCCAGGAGCTTCGAATATTCTCGTTGGACGCAGAAGAAGCAGCAAAAGATGTTCTTATCCAGACCGAGGCAGAGGTTTGGGGGAATATACAAACACGCACCCCGCCTGCTGCCAATACACCGGAGGCGGCTCGGAAGCTATTTCCGAGGGCAGACGGCACAACGCGGACTGTGGGTGAGGACGTCGCGCAAGTCTGTCGAGAACTTCGTGTCCTGAAGGATCAGATTAAGCAGCACGAAAAGGTGGTGGAAACCTACGAGGCCAAGCTTCAGAACCTTCTAGGCTCGGCAGAAGCACTCATGTCCACAGATGGGAAAGTCCTCTGCACCTGGAAGCAAAGCAAGGAAAGCAAGGCTTTCGACCGAGAACTGTTCAAGTCCTCCATGCCAGACATTTACGAACAGTTTGTGATGACTAAACCCGGTAATCGTCGGTTTCTCATTAAATGAAGCATGAGGACGATATTAGCGTGTTACAGATAGTAGGTGCTGCTATTGTAGCATTTCTTTCGTATCTGCTAATATTAGTCCTTGAATACCTAACATTAGGAGTATCAAAATGTCTAACTTGGTTCCTGTCGCAGATGTAGAGAAGATGGCGCTGGCGGTGGCGAAGTCTGGCCTTTTCGGGGTTAAGTCGCCTGAGCAGGCTATGGCACTCATGCTGATCGCACAGGCAGAAGGCTACCATCCGGCTATCGCAGCTCGCGATTATCACGTAATTCAGGGCCGTCCTACCCTCAAGGCTGATGCCATGCTCGCCCGGTTCCAGTCCAGCGGTGGCAAGGTAGAGTGGAAGGAATACACCGACGAACGCGTTACAGGCGTTTTTAGCCATCCTCAGGGGGGTAGTGTCACCCTGTCATGGGAAATCGCTCAGGCGAAGCGTATAGGGCTTTACAAGCCCGGTAGCGGTTGGGAGAAGTATCCGCGTGCCATGCTCAGGGCTAGAGTCATTTCTGAGGGCATCAGGACCGTTTATCCGGGGTGTATCGCAGGCACCTACACGCCGGAGGAAGTGCAGGACTTTCAGCCTGCCGAAAAGGATATTACGCCGACCGTGACGGTTACGACCTTTGACGACCTGGACGACGGCCCTAAGATCGTCGAGGAAACTAAGAAACCGTCTATGAACCTGGAACTGCGTATTCCGGGTAAGGACGGTGTATTTGCTCACTTTGACACTGTTGAAGAATACACAGATGCTATTGTTAAAGTAGCTGAACGTATTAAGAACAGTGACAAGCTGGATGCTGCGGGAAAGGACGAAAAGCTGGCAGAGCTTAAGGAACTCAACAAGGCTACCTTCAAAAAGGTTGGGCTTGGGGAGATGACGCGCATCCTGGGTGCTATTGCAAAAGCAGGAGCGAACACCGAGGAAAAGCCGCAAGGCTCGGAGGGCTGACACAGAATGAGGCCGTGTTGCAGAGGCTTGCACGCGGCCCCATAACGTCTTTGGAGGCGCTCAACGAGCTTGGCATCATGCGCCTAGCCAGCCGAGTCGATGAACTCAGGAAGCAAGGTAACACAATCGTTACAGAGACAGTGAAGCGCAACGGGAAGTCTTACGCGAAGTATCACTTAATTAAAGGGTAGTCATGGCTGAGTATAAAGACATCGAGGTTCAGGACGGTCGCGGCATCATGTTTGAGAGCAAAGGCAAGAGCGACAAGAGTCCTAATATGCGTGGCGCATTCCGGGCGAAGCAGCGTATCGAAGCGGGTGAGAAGATCGAACTGGCAGGATGGTTCAAGGAAACCCGTAACGGTAACTTCATGGTGTCCTTCACGCATCAGACGGATGACTGGAAGAACCAGCCTCGTCAGAGCTATACCGACAATGACGGGAACTACCGCCGTAAAGAATCAGATGCGGTTCCCTTCCGAGGCGATACTGATCCAGACATTCCGTTCTGATGACTCCCACACAGCGTTCCCTAGCCTACCTGCGGGAAGAGGGCTACACCGTCGCTATCGTAGAGCGGTGGAATCCTCATGCTCGCATACGGCAGGACTTATTCGGGTTTATAGACCTTCTTGCCATCCGAAAGGATGAAACACTGGCTGTGCAGGTTACGAGCACCGGGGTTAGCAGCCGTATCAAGAAGATCATGGAATCCGACTATCTGCCGAAGGTTAGGGACGCTGGTTGGCGTATCATAGTCCACGGATGGCGAAAGAACTCAAAAGGCCGCTACGTGTTGCGCGTAGAGGATATTAGTTGAGAACCCTCCGGTGACTTGGGACACTCCGACACGCAACGTGTTGGGAGGTTAGGCGCTGGTGCGGCAGCGTTCCCAGGACCGCACACCTATCTCTAGGAGAATAATATGGAACAAACCCATCTGTTCGTAGCCACGCCGATGTATGGTGGCATGTGCCACGGCGCATTTACGCAGGGCATCATCAGCCTGGTGCAAGCGTGTCAGAACTCAGGAATCAAGCTTTCAGTGTCGTTTATGTTCAACGAAAGCCTGATTCAGCGTGCACGTAATGCGATGGTCAAGAATGCGTTTAAGACCGACTTCACGCACTTCATGTTCATAGACTCAGACATACGTTTTCAGGGAAACGACGTTCTGAGCATGATTCAGGCCGACAAGCCGGTTATCGCCGGTATCTACCCCAAGAAAGAGATTAACTGGAAAACCGTTTCTGACGCGGCTAAACGTGGCGTAGAGAACCTACAGAAGTATACGGGTAGCTTTGTGGTCAATCTGGCCGGATACGCCTCAGAAGTAACCGTGCCTATCAACGAGCCGCTAGAGGTTATGAACGCTGGCACGGGCTTTATGCTCATTCAGCGCAGGGTATTCGGTGAGATTACGGACAGACTGAAAGTTCCGGTCTATACCAGCGACGTAGTAGACCTGACAGGCAACGTGAATCCTGGCGATCAGATTACGGCCTACTTTGACTGCTCTATCGAAAAGGATACGAACCGGCTTTTGTCCGAGGACTACCACTTCTGCCAGCTTTACCGCAAGGCAGGCGGGAGCATTTGGGTTGCGCCGTGGGTGTCGCTGGCGCACATCGGGAGTTATATTTTTGAAGGGGGTTTCATTCCCGCAGAGTAACTGCTACACTGGCCTTTCAGTGTTTCCCTTAGATCGTCTCCCCATCCCCCTTAGACGATCCCTAGCCCGCCTTCTCCTCTCCGGCGGGCATTTTTTTATCTACATCCCCAACGGCGTCGAGCAGCTTTGCCACGTGGCCCTTTCCAATTACGGCTACGGGCGCAGAATGACTTATGACGCGGGTTTTTAGGGTCTTTGGTAGGTGCTTTCAGGTTGCTACCTGACGCCCTAGCCTTACGCCTGCCCTTCTCAGTCAGACCAGCACCACGGCTTACCGGAAGCTTCTCACCACGGCCTACAGACAAACTAGGAAACTTCTTTCTAGAAGCCATTGGGTTTTATCCCCATCAATTTTTCGAGCATTTCAACATACACCATTTGCTCTGGCGTTGGAGTTCCGGCAGACGAATCTCCAGAAATAATTCTTCCGACTATGGTTTGCCTAATGTCATTTAGGTCTTTTGAATAATCACCTAAAGACTTAAGTTGTTCTTGAGTGAGTTGAAATTGCGGAGGCGCAATTTTTCCCTGACGCATGTAAATTCTAGCGGCTTCATTCAACATTACCGCTCGTTTTTGATCGGGGGAAAGCGAGCTATATGGATTTATTACTATCCTATCATCATCAGCAGCCATGCCTCCGACATGCGTATTTTTCTTAAAAAATTCTTCTTCGCCGGGGAACAGTTCTTGCCTATATTGAATCCCATAAACACTTTCTGGAAACGTATTAATATCTTTCTCAGTGTTTTTTTGGGATTTCAGAAAATCTATCATTACATCATCATTTTTGCCTAAGTCATCCACGTTTAGTCCTCCGCTTCTTGGCGGTCTTGGCAGAGCGGACAAACGCTTCTTTCGTCGGATATCCCTTCTGGCCAGGCTTCTTGGCAGGCAGACCGAGCTTACGACGACGGTTGATGTTGTAGTAAAGTCCTTTCTTGGCAGCCATGATATATCCTAAGAGAGATACAACGCCCGTTCGTCCTTACGGCGCTTCAACAGACCGGGCAAAACTTTTCCGTTCGCTTTGGACCACGCCAGCAGAGAATCCGCTGCCTGTTCCTTCTCACCCCTATTGGTTTTCAGCCGAACAGTTGACCTTTGTAAGGCTCCTAAACCGACGTTGAAACTAAAGCTAACAAGCGCGTCAAACTGCCCTTGAGTAAGAGCAACAGGGCAATATCGGGCCACGCCCGACTCAAAACGCACAAGGTCTTGAGCAAGGATAGCATCCACTTCCTCCTGACTAAACACCCTGTTCCAGCTATCCGGTAGGCTCTTACCGTCGCCTATCAGGTGACCCACACCTACAGTCCACAGGCCAGCGGGACATTTGTAAGGCTTGAGCCTCACACCCTCATGATGCTTTATCAGGGTTATCCCGACTGGACTTGTTTTCATTTCTTTGCAAAAGCTTGGGAACCGAACCAGAAGGATACAATCGACGCCAGAATCGTCTGCGCCTCGTCATCCCAAAGGTTGTCCATTGCCACCGTGAATTGCACGCCGGTCCAGAAGGCATAAGCGAACCCGAATATCTCGACAAACGCGAACATCAGGAACATGCCATAAGTAATGGCAGAGCGGGTAGAGGCACGCAGGTTAATAACCCACTGGCTGGCACCCTGACCTAACGCAATGTCATGAGCAAGCAATGCCTGTTTCTCGGCAACGGCAGCCTGCACCATCTGAACGTCAGCGTTAATCTGTAGTTGGTCAGTCTTTATTTCTTCTATCTTCTGCTCGATCTCTAGATTAGCTTTTTTCAAGGCAAGCTCACGCTCGATCTGCATCTGCGCGAGTTGTATTTCATGCTTCTTGTCAGACTTGTCTTGGAAAAAGTCCAGCAGACGAGGCAGACCACCGGCAAGGAATGACACCAGTGTGGAGAGTAGGGTTATCATTTTGTAACGCTCATGGTCATGGCTATAGTGCCGATAATGGCAACAAGCGCAACAAGAATTGAAAACACTATAGTTATAGCGTGTTCCATTTCTTGCATCGCCATTTGAAACTTACGCTTTTTCTTTGCAAGCTTTAATTCTTCCGCTTTTTTCGCGGCACGTATCTCGGCTTCCCGCGCCTGTATGATCTTGTTCCGTTCCGCGATAAGTTCGTTATACAGGTCTAGCTCACCCTTGATCGTGAACATATCCCTAAGCTCACGCTCAAAATCCCGCATTTGCCGCCTCTGCATGACGATTTCCATCGCCATCGCAGTAGCGTTCTTGGGCTTAGGACCGGGCTTCTTACTATCTTCCTCGTTCTGCTTTGCGGCAGCCTCTATCTCACCTTGATGGGTAAAGAAGCTAACAAGCTCGCCATAACAGTCTTTAATGTCATGGCCTAGCTTGATAGCCTCCCGAATACCCTTTACAGCAGTTCTAGCGCCAGCAACAGCAAGGCCGATAGATACCGGATCAATCACTTAAACATCCGTTCAAACAGATGAGATGCGCCAGCACCTACCCCACCTGCCGCCAGCATAAGGCCAACCGCTACACCCCTAGCACCCGTCATCTGCTCTTTCATAGTCTTAACTTCAGATCGCAAAGATTCGACCTCTGAAGTCAGTGTTTCGACAGCGTTAATAAGCTTCCCAAACTCGACAGGGCTAATATCACTCATCTGATTTGCTGTGCAGTCATAATGATTGATGGAATTGCCGGGTGCGCGTATGGCGTAGTTTCAGCAGGCTCTGCTTCCATAATTATGTTTGAATTGTCTGTCGCAAAAACCATTTCAACATACTGCCCCGCAGTAACGGTCTGTATAAAATTCCACGCCGCAACGATATACGGCGCGTTAGACGGAACGGTGAGTTTTGTGTCGCTACTGGGAATGTCAACGCCGTTAAGACGGAACCAGATATTCACAGTGTTTCCAGCACCGCCACCGCCAGTATTATGAAACTGCGCTGAAAATTGAATGTTATAAGTCCCTGCATTTGTAAACGTCATTCGGGACTTAGTGCCAGCAGCGCCGGTGTTCATAACAACGCCAGAAGCATCAGCCGTGTTTTCACAATACATCAGAGTTGGCGTGTTAACACCATCTGATTGATCCAAATTACTATAGAACGAGCCATAGGCTAGATTGCCACCGGCTCCCGTTACATTTATTGTGACTGCACCGGCTGTGCGTAACATTACATTCCGTCCCCAGGCGTGATATACACCGCAGACGTTCCGCTAACGGTAGCCGCAGTGAAATACTGATTGCCGTTAAAAGTGAATACCTCTGTGGAAGAAGGATTCATCACTATCGTCGCACCTGTAGGCGTCACGTTTGCCATCGTTGTCGCGGCATTGGCACTGTCTCCAAAACCGATATAGACCGTGGCGTTACCGGAGTTGTTAATCCGGTATTGCGTTCCCGCGATAGTCGTAGACTGCGCCCGAACAGGCGTTGGCGGGGTAACGGCAGCCGTAAAGACCACCGTGTTGCCCATCGGGGTAAAGGCCATAATGCCCATGATTACCTCGCTTTTGCGTTACCCGGCTTGCTGGTAGGCGAGGATTTCGGGTTATGGTCGTCCGAGAAGCAGAAGGTAGAGCGGAACCCGCCCACAGGAATCTGACCCGGCTGCCAGTAGTTCGCCTGCCCGCGCCCGTAAACGTCAGAAGGGCTCTGCGACCGGACCGGCTTACCCTCAGACTTCGGCTTAATCGTCGTTATGCTGATCTTCACTCTTACGCTCCTTTATCAAGGCAGGCAGGAACACGAAAACCGCGAAAAACCCTGCCATCACTAACCGCTCTATAGTCGGCCCCCACATCGCCCAACACGCCAGCCCAAAAGACATAGCCAGCGCCAGGAATGTAATCAGCCGATCACTCAAAACCGTCAAAGCAATACGCAACACCTTCAGAAACGCAGCGTCCATGACTAGCCCCTATGTTAGTAAGCACTAACTATCTTCCTCAGAGTCCTGCATAAAGCCAGAACCCCAAGCATCGTCCTCGGCCTTGAGCTTAATAGCCTCCCATTTAAGCGCACGGTCAAGGACTTTCATTTTATCAGTCAATGACGCTGTAGTATCCGTTTTAACCTGAGACAGCATTTCGTTAATGAAACCCTCTATCTCAGCGTTAACAACGTTCTTCTTCTTTTTCATCGCTTAGAAGAACGTTTGCTGCGCGTGACCGTGATAGTCATCTTACGGCCTACCGGCTTACGGCCCAGGTTCTTTTGGGCTTCCCGGCTCGCATTCTCTTCAGCCTTGCCAGCCCGCTCTTCTTCCTTAGTCATCTTGTCTTTCATCTTGCCTTCCTTTTCGCTTTACGTGCAACACTGTAGGCTATGGCCGCTGCCTGTTTCTGCGGACGGCCACGACGGATTTCCTTAGCGATGTTCTTGCTAATGGTTTTCTTGCTGTAACCCTTCTTGAGCGGCATATCTACTCCCTAGTAATAGTCGGCAATACGGCTGCATACGGGCTTACACCTATTTGACGCAATGCCCTAGCGTATTCTTCAGGATTTAAATAAAACTGCCCGATTTGACCCGCCAGAGGACGGGAGGCCAACAATCCAGCGCCAGCTAAAGTAGCCGCATCTAGTCCAGAATACAGGCCGCCACCAAGAAGGCTCATGCCCGTAGTTGTCCTTGCAAGCCCCGGAAGCGTAGTTGCTTGAGTTTCAGGAACGCGAGGGCGAGTAAATACAGGATACGTCGTTCCTATTTCAGAAAGAGGAACATACTCACCAGCGCGACCACCTGTTTTTCCGTAAAGAATATTTAACGGCTCTACCTGCGAGTAAGCTTTTGCAAACTTGTTTAAATCTACATCGCCAGCGCGTTGTATAGCACCGCCGCTTTTTACGAACACATCTTCGTAAGCTTTAAGTGCGGAATTAAGTTTATCTATTCCTTTAAGCGACTCGTAATCTTTTGCGCCAAGACCACGTTTAGCAACGTCATCAAATAGCTTTAAAACTTCAATTCCTTGATATTTTGCCGGACCTTCTAACCCATAAACAAATTGAGATACCTCTGATCTGACTTCTTTCCAGAATTTTGCAGGTATGTCTTGTTTACTTTCTAGTGCTTTTGCAAATTGAGAAACAGCAGGACTAGCGGCTCTGAATTCCCTTAAAGCTTCATTCTGCGACAAAGAACTTAAAAGAGAATTTTTTATGTCTTTAGGAACACTAAACTGCTTATTACCAAGCAGTGTGTCGTATTGATTTCCTATGCTGGTTTTTGCCTGATTCATAGTCTGAGGAACAAGACTGCCCTCAACAGAGCCAAAACCTTTGGCAATAGCCTTATTCACTGCTTCTTGATTTTTACGGCCAAATTCCCTGAATTGCTCAGCAGAACCGGGCAATAGTTGAAGAATACGCTCAGTCGCTTTTAATCCACGACTATCTCTAATTTGACTTGGAAGAATTGATATTCCGCGTTCTCTCGCAAGACCAAGAATTCTCTCTGTTTCAGGACTAGAAACGCCTTCAGGAATAGAATAAAGACGTTTACCTGTTTTCTCAGCAAGTGAAGCAACACCGCGAGCAGCAGCAGCACGCGCAGCAGACGGAGCCATTTGTCCGGCAAACTCTGCCGCAGTCTGACCCAATGTGCCAGCACCGCCAGTCTCAGCGGCTTGTCTTGCAATTTCTCCTGCACCGCCAGCAATACCCGCAGACGTTGCTGCCTGTCTAAGTCCACGCCCGGTTGTCGGCGTCATCGCTTGTGCAAACTGAGTAATGCCACGCTCAACAGGACCGGCAAGTCCACGGACAGCTTGAGGAACCCGGCTTACAGCACCAAGCGCAAGTGCAGGAGCAGCAACGGTAGGAGGAAGCGCAGAAACGGACTCCATAGCCCTACGTCCAATACGCGCCATACGTCCTTCCGGCTGCGCTGAAGGTTCCGCATACGGAACGCGCTCACCTTGCATGCCAGGAATCTGACTTATAAGCTCCTCACGTGATGGCATACCTGCGCGCGGAGGAACGGGCAAATCAGAAATGTCATCTTTGCGAGGAACAGGAAGATCGCTAATATCAATAGCCATTATTGATAACCCTGGCTGATAAGAAACTGCCTAGCTTGTTCAACATTGCCATTAAAATTGGCATTTGCGTATGCTCTCAATTTTTCCTCTGACGGCATACGATTAACTTGTTGTTGCGGTGCAGCTTGGGCGCGAGGTTGTCTACCGCCGGATTGGAATGTTCTTTCGTAATTTCTATAATATCGTTCGGATTCACGATCCGTATCAAATCCAGCGCCTTCAAGATTGTTAGCAAGGATGTTTCTTGCTGCACTAAACGCAGAAATAACATCTGTTGCGCTATAAAGAGGCATAGTCGCAAAAATGTTATTCAGTCGTTTCTGGTCGCCCTCTGACATTGCGCCAGAACCAACGAAAGCACGATAGTCAGAAGTTTTGGCAGCCTCAATAAGAGAGCGTATGTAACCGCGTTTAGGATCAGCAAGACCTCCTAATCCTGGGATTTGGCTCGCCATGCTACCGGCTTGACGAGCAGTTCCCAATACGCCAACAAGTGAATTGTCTGCACGAACAGCATCAATAATAAAGTCAAAAGCTCCAACAGTAGAGGCGCGGGCAATAGCTTCATTTTTTGCCTTGCCGTCTTTCATGTCCTGAATTTGTTTCGGCGCTGCTTGACGTTCTTTTTCTTCAAACCCGCGTAATTTCAAACCCAAAGCAATGTCTGCTCGTTCTGCTGCTCTGCGTGAAAGCTCTGCTTGAGCCTGTGCTCTTGCTTCAGCAGCTTTTTGACGAGTATAAGTCGTCCAATCCGTAATAGCCTTGTTACCGGCATCTACCTGAGTCTTAACGTCTTGAGCCAAAGCATTAAGATCGCCTCTGCGTGCGTCATAGGCCATCTTGCTATTGGTAGCCATCATTTCCAGCTTTTTAAGCTCTGCAAGTCCTGCTTCCCTGTTTGTTTTCAGAGTTTGCATGGCAATATCATATTGCCGTTTAACACCTTCGTTATGTAACTGCACTTCACGAAGGCGTTTATCAAATTCTTTAATTTCCCTGTCAAAAACTTCTTTCTGACCTTTCCGATACCCTTCCATCGCGCCGGTCATGGCCGAAAGCGCACCCATACCCGACTGACGGCCCTTGCCGCCTGCTAGGAATGCGGCAGCGGTCAACGTGCTGAAAAGCTGGACAAGCTGAGGTATTTCCTCGCGGGTAGGCGAGTAATCAACCTTCATCATACCGCGTTGATATTCTTCGCCAGCACGCTTAACACCCTCTTGCTGCTGTCTGGATATACGTTCTAGGCCAGCACCATACTCGGCAGTGCGAGCTTCTTGCTGACGAATGTAGTCCTCAGTCTGTAACTGTTGTTGACGACGAATATCGGCGGTCTTTCTTTCCGCTTGAGGAATGTCAGTAAGAGCTTTCTCTGCCCTACCCAACATCATTTTTTCGTATTTGTTTTCAGCCATGTTTACACCTAGCGACCAGCGGGAACGGTCTGCACAGCAGTCGGAGAACCCTGCGGTATTTGTTGCGTTGCAGCAGTGAAGAATCTCAGTGCCAGATTACGGGCATCTGCGTCTGCTTGATACGCTGCTTTAATACCCTGCGCCGTGTATTTGTCGGCAATATTCAGCAGTTGCAGACCACGGTCAATATTCTGCTGTGCAAACTGCTCTGCCTGACGCTGGATAGCAGCCTCCGCTTGCAGGGCCGCCGTGCCACCACGTATACCCGCACGGGCAAGCTGCTGCTGCGATTGCGCCCTAATCTGCTGCAATGCCTGTTGTTGCGGTGCAGTAAGTTCGCCTCTTTGCCCGGCGGCGACCAGTTCCTGGCCTCTAGCACGGTAAGGAGCGCCAATATCCTGAAGTTCACGCTGTGCAGCACCGCCCTGACGACCGGCTTGCCTGTAAGCAAGTCCACCCAAACCAACGGTGCCGAGCGTTCCTAATGCACGCAGAACATTCGTCGGGCTTTGGAAGTATTTTTTAGTTTCTTCGCTAAGTTTGTCTAAAAATCCGGGCTGCGTAGGTTGAACACCCGTTGGCGATTCTTCTCCAGAAACGTAGCTAGACGGAAACGGAGGGATAACCGCTTGTGGATAACTTTGTAACTGTGCAAGATTTCTAATCTGATTAACAGATTCATTTACAACATCTTGACGACCTCGCCCGTAAAATCCACCGGGTTCATATACTCCAGCCTCTTGCTCGCGAAGTTCCGGGTATCCAGTTACAACAGGAGCATTTTGGATATAAGTTGCATACGCATCTTCTGCGGGCTGCTCGTCACGAATGTCAAATGATGTTGGTTGAGCAATCCCAACATCCATACTCGGAACGTCATAACCCGACACAAAATCCTCCTGAAACTCAGGAAGTCCCGTTGTCGGATTAATAGACCCTCTGCCGCCTCGTTGTTTCAGCAGCCGCGCCTCGTCCGGCGTGATATGCGCCAGAATCTTGTCGCGCCCACGGCCCTGTTGCCGGATCATTTCGGCCAGAACAGAGTAGTCCAGGTCCATCATCTTCGGGCGCAGGAGCGCCGGTATTTCACGCTTTTTCATATTAGACTCCCAACGCCTCACGCAAAGACTCAATGTTCCAGACTTTCTTACGCTTACCCTTTTCCGTCCCAAACACCGGGCTTCCAGTAATCTCCGGGCTGCCTACCGCGCCACGGGCAAGATACGCCGTGCTAGTCGGGGTAGAAGTCGGTCCTTCCTGGATTGTTTGATACCCACCCTGTTGCACACGTTGTTCAGGCGGCGTTGTATAACCGACAAAAGGAGCCGCCGCTTGACGCACTGCACCAGAAATATCTTCAGGCTCACGGTAAACGTCGCCATAAGCCAGATCGTATTGATCGCCCATCTGCTCTCTGACCTGCTCAGGCGTCTGCTCAGGACCGGCATACGTGCCTTCCCCAAGCTCGTAGATGTCCTGCGCTGTATATCCTAAACCCTCATACGCCGACGAGGACGTTGGGAATCCTTCAGGGTAAGTTATGTCGTAAAGGTTGCCTAGCTGTTCTCTAGCCTGCTCTTCCGTAAGTTCTCGGCCCGCGTAGGTGCCTCTTTGCAGTTGACGAACGTCCTCTTCCGTGTAGCCAAGACCCTCGTAAGGCGTCATGTCTATAGGCGCACGGTCAGGATAAGCCAGCGCATAAGCTTCCGGCCCCATCTGCTCGGCAACCTGAGCAGGCGTCTGTTCTTCTATACCCGGACGGACCAGTTCTGGCGTTGTGACAGCCCTGTTTATAGCTTGTCCAGCCTCGCCTATACCGCTCAGTGCCGCACTACGACCAATAGCAGCACCAACGTCCCCACCTGTTAAGGCCGCAGACGTTCCAGCACCCGCCGCACGGGTAATAGCGCCAGCTATGTTGGGCGACACCCCAAGAACATCGGCAACCTGCGGCGTTACGGCACCAGCAGCACCCCCAACAGCACCCGTTAACGCACCCGTTCCAATGTCACGACCTGTAACAGCAGCTTGTGTTGCACCCGATGCAGCACTAGAAGCAATCTGAGAAACCTCGGCGGGGACCGCACTACCCACGGCACCGCCAACCTGACCACCCGCGTATGATCCTGCGGCAGCCTTTGCGACATCCTCGACATCACCGCCATTAGCCGCTGCTACAGCAGCACTGGCAATAGGCGCAGGGACACCCGCCGCAGTCAGAGCAATAGTCTCAATAACTGGGAGGGGGTTTTCTATTACATTTTCAACCGCTCCTGCGGCAGATTCAGCAACATCGGCAACAGTCTCGGCAATCGACTCTACAGGCTCAAAAATTTGAGCAACGAATCCACCGCAACACATATTAAAGCTCCACTTCTACATGAAGAGACGGTTGACCAGTTCCCGGTTCAGGATTAGACGGAATCACGGAAAACTTCTTGCCTGTAGATTTCAACAGGCGCAAAACGGCAGGTCTAACACTATTGAATGACACGGTGTTAAACCCCGCTTTTTTCAAAGCAGCGCCAAAATCAGACATGCTTTTAGGCATGTCCTGCACACGATCTGCGTTAAACATAAACACAGACGCTTTACCATTACCTTCGTTGTGAATCAGGAACAAACTATTGTTTGCTCTAAAAATACGAAATTCAGGAGATTGAATGAGTTTTTGCAGACGGTTATAAACGCTTTTCCAGTCGGCTTTAGAGCCATTATTCTCTATTTCTGTCCGCACAATATCTTGCGTAGACATACGCTGGATAGGACCACGTTCTTTTTTTACCTGTTGATAAACAGGGCTATCAAAACCGTCCATAGTTACACTCCAAGAACAGCCACAAGCTGTTCGTGTATCAGCATGTGAGTAGCGAGCCAGTCATAAAACGATTCTTCGTCGTTCCAATCCATGTCCAGTAGGTTGAACGGGTTATCCAACCCGGTCGCCGCCGAGAACGCCTGATGCTCTACCTGATGCGACATGAGCCAGTCATCTAGGTTATCCGTGCTGGCATCCATGATCGGCATACGCGGGATTGTGAACCCCTGCTCTATAAGCTTCGTCGCAAACAGCGTGTGTTGCAGGCCGTTTTCCAGCAAGAATTCGCTGAGAGATTCAGCGTCACCAAACTTCACAGCGGAAAGGGCGGCCATGTCCATAATTACACCGCGTAATATGGAATCTTCTTGTTCACACCGCCAATACTGACGATGACATAACCCTCCGGCACCAACGGAAGGCTAGAAGTCGCAAACGTCGCGTTAGCTGCGGTCGTATTCGTCAGAGACACATTAGCGGTTACCGTGGCACCCGTAAGCGTAAGATTGCCTACGGTCGTCGTCGTCCCACCTAATGTAACTGTTGTGTTACCTAACGTAGTCGTGCTGTTGGCAAGACCGGCATTGGGGATGGTCGTAGACGCCGTAACCGGAGAGGTATTGTTGGCATACATATACCCCGTCAGACCAGTTACAGTCAGTGACGTAACATTGGTCGTGCTGCCGCCATCTACTTTTTGCCAGATGCTTCCGTTGAAAACAGCCCAGTCACCCACACCCCAAAGCGTCGTGCCGTCGAGGTTAGTATTACCAGCAACGGAAACCACATAATAATCACCCTTGACGCCAACACCGCTAGTTAGCGTGGGATTGTTTGTAGACGCATCCCAAGTGCCTTTGTAATTCAAAGCACCTATAGCGTTAGTCACTGAAGAGGCTGTTTTTAACATAATTACATCCCTTCGCCGGGAGTAATGTAGACAGCAGCCGTAGACGACGACGTAATGCCAGTGAAATACGCACCCGGAGGGGCCGTGATGATCTTGTCGGTCCCCGGCAGGAGAGGATAACTGGCGGCCGTAGTCGTCACCACAACAGCATTATTAGTAGCAGAAGCAGCAGAAGTCCCGACACCGAGAAACACTGTGACCAGTCCCGCATTCAGAACCTCATACTGAGTGCTGCCAAGTCCGGTGTTCGTCGGCGCTTGGACAGGTGTAGGCGCAGTCGTATTAGCCGTAAAGGTGACAGTATTACCAAGCTGGTTGAAGGCGTTGATAATCATATTTCACCTATTTTTGCGATAAAGGCTGCGTGGTAATGACACGCAAGACTGCTACTACAACGGAAATCACCAGCATGACGAGGCCGGTATTCTGCTGACCAACCAGTTGCGTCACCAAAGCCTGCGACTGCTCAAGAATGCCTCCGACAGCCAATATGACAGAAAACCACAGCGTTTTAGACTTGAGCATTCTTAGCCTCCAGTGCGGCGACTTTGGCGTTGAGTTCTTTGATTGCTGCCATCATCAACGGCACCGTCCAGTTATAATTTACACCCCATGAATCGGGGTCTGATTTATCAACAGCCGGAGGGAAATGCTCATCAAGGTCTTGAGCAATCAAGAATGCAACTGTTCTATCCGGGTCGGATTTGTAGTTACCCGTTACCGTTCTCAAGTTATTAATTATTTGAACCGCATTTTCTATAGGTTTAAAGTTTTCTTTAAGACGCTCATCAGAAGATGTGGTAATTGTGGTTGCGCCAGTCGCAACGTAACCTGCTGTTGAGCCACCTTTATTTGTAAAAATAATGTCGTAACTAGAACCTTGACCAGTAAGTTGCAAACCGTAAGCTGCAAGTCCACCAATACGACCAGTTCCCGAAGCGGCCAAACCACAATCAGCAGAGGTTGTTATTTTTGCAAGGGACGCCATATCAGTGCTGCTCAACGCTCCAGCGACAGCGGTTTTACCAAGCAAATAAATGTCTCTGGTTGTGTCACCAATACCGATTTGGTTTGTCGGTGAACCTTGCGTAAGGCCGATTAAATTATGATAAGTAGACCCGTCCGTATTCAGCGCACGAAGGTTTGTGTTATTAGCAAGGTTTATGTTGCTGGTCGCGTTTATAGTGCCGGTGACGGCGAGGCCGGTGCTATCCAGCGTCATCCGTAACGAGGCACCAGTGTTGCTCGTATACCACTTGTAGCCTTTGGATACGCCGCTATTACGCGATGCGTATTGCTGAACAAACGTATCGTCGTTACCTATCTCGTATTCGTAGTTTTGAGAAGAACCAGTGCCACGGACATATATTTGTCCGCCCGTTGTGGTAATACTTCCAGTGCTGCTCAACGTCCCGGTGACGGAAAGGTTTCCGGTATTAGCTGTTCCCGTCGTATTTATAACAACGTTACCGCCGATAGTGCCTTGCGTAAAACTGACATTACCCGTGCTAACAGTCACGTTAGCCAGCGTCATGTTATTCAGCGTCGTAACCGTGTTGCCAAGCTGAATAGCCGTATTGCCGAGCGTGATAGCCGTGGCAAAGTTCTGGTCAAGCTGCGACAGGGGGATGCTCGTCGTCGCGTTCGCAAATGTATTCGGGACAGGCATGTTAGAACCTCACTCTAAGTTCATGCTCAAGCTGGAAGCCGTTGATCGTATAGTCGGCACCAGTAGCGGTTAACGTGACGCCGATATACTTTCCCCACATGGGCGCATCGGCCTTATACAAGTAATAACTGTCGATCTGATTTGTAGGCGACCACAAGACAACCTGGCTACTGTTGTTCACCCAGTCAATCGGGTTGTTCAGATAGTTTGTCCAGATAATCGAGTTGGACAAATAAATAACCGGGCTTGTCTGATTCTCGCTGTCGATAGTCGCGGTCAGCAGAATTGAGTTAGCCAGCGTCGCCTCAATACCTACCTTCAGGGCTTGTTTTGTCCTGATCGGGTCGCCGAGAGGCCACAGCGCAGTCTCAATGTAGGTATCAACCTCGGCAGCTACGTTGCCGTAAATCTGCTTCAGGTCAGTGCCGTTGGTGCTGTAGAGCTTGATCAGACCGTTGCGCGGGACAGAATAGATGTATTTAACGTCGTCACCCTGACCGCCGATAAACCACTTCTTATCGAAGAATACGGCTTGGATGTAACGGTAATTCCCGCCGTCGTTGTAACGGAAGTTAAACGCCGCACACAGGATGTTGTTGATAAGCACCTGTCCGGCATACACAGGGCTATCAAAATCAACGTCAGGAATAATCCCGTCCAGCGCGTCACTGATCTTCGTGGTCGTCGTGCCTACGAGCGCATACACGCCGTAGTTGTTCATAAACAGAATCGACCGGAAGAACGGAATAATCGCCTCCGGTAACTGCGAACCTATCGACGCACTGATGTTCGTATTCGTAAACAGAGTTACGCCAAGGTCATTGACGCGAACATCTGAAAATACGTTAATGCTGTCGTCACCGAAGATATACAGGAAATTGTTAGCACTCACTAACTGCTTGATGTAGCCATGCAGCGTGCTATCGGTGAGGACGATGCTACCCGCTGAAACGCTCGTAAAGTCGTTATACGACCCGGCTGCGGAGTAGTAGATAGTCCGCTGGTCAGCAATCCAGACGCGGCCTGAGAACGACGCTATGGCGCTGCCAACCTGGCTGAAGATCGTCGCATTAGCCGTGGCGTTGTTAGCCGTAGGCGATGCCGATATAGTGACTGTCAGGTTCGCGGAATTCGTGTATCCCGTCCCCGCCTGGGTCAGAATGATCGACGTTACTACGCCGTTCGCCAGAATCGCCGTCGCCGTCGCCTGCACCCCGCCCGTCTGATCCGGTCCCGATATCGTCACCGTCGGTGCCGAGGTATAGCCGTTTCCTCCGGCTGTAACTGTGATCGTCCCCACTGAACCCACGGATACTAGGTTCGTCCCGTCCCATGTTTTATACCCCTTGACCGGATCAATAATCAGGGCGCGCTCGTTATCCCACTGCGTGACCTGAACACCACTGTTACTGAACGTGCCAGCAGCCGCTATATTGCCGCGAGTGTTGTTGCTGATCTTGACGTATTGCGCTGCACCATTGTCCTGAAACGACAACAGGTAATCTTCCAGTCCAATATTGACGGACGAGAAGTAAGTCGTCGTGTTCGACCAGACATTTGCGTTGATTGTCTCAGGACCGGGGACAATACGGATGTTGCCAAACCCGATAGGCTGAGCGTTCTCGATCCATGAGAACTCATCTTCACCGATGGCCGTCCTGTTGGCCTTAGTGTTTAAGCCTTTGAACGCCTTAGTGACATGATATGACTTTTTCTGCTCAGGACTGGCAGCCATATCAGTATGCTTGCGAGTAAGGCGTCGGCATCCGGCGCGTAAACACCGAATTGAGGACCGACTGCGCGTTCTTCAGGTATTCTTGCTTGAAAATCTCTGCTTCGCCGTAAGACTGCTCTTTATACTTGGCGATATAAGCCGCGTAGAACTGCACAGGACTGGTATACGGCGCAGGAATCTCGTCTACATCGCTGAGATTCACCAAGTCGAGCGGCATAATGACCGTATCAACGTCTGCTTGATAGTTTTGGTCTGGCACAGGGCCAATAAACACCTTGTTGGCTCCGTAAATAGAGAAGCCAATAGGCAAACCCTGGTAGTTTTGCCAATACCGAAGTTGCGCGTTGAAGTCCGTCCACGCCAGATAACGCAGAGGAACCCTAGAGTTACCCCAGTAGACGTTGATATTCAGAATATCCAGCGTCCGGGTAGACTTGGGTAAGTCAGAATAGTTGAAAGTCTCAGCACCCTGAAGCAGAGTGTAAGACTGAAGATCGCGGAGACACCCCGTATCGCGCACAAGGCGCAGACGGGCCGCGTTGATGTTGTCCGTTAGCTCGGAATTTGTATAGAAATTCGCGTTAGCGTCATGCAGCAGCCGCCGGACTTCGGTAATGTAATCCGAAAGTGTTTGAGACATTTAATAGCCATCATTAAGCTACTTGAACGTTCGCCCCCCTGCCGTTTTTCAACGGCAAGGGAGCTACTTTGTCCACCACCGGGGCTTTGGAGTGGCCTTTCACTGGTCGTTGCGTGTCAAACCGGAACTTGGCGAGTTTAGCCATCGCCTGCTCCACTTCGTTAGACATACGCAGCCAACCGAGCCGGACAAGGTGAGGCGTTTTATCGTCTACACCGTATCCAAAAATATGTTCGGCAGCCAATAACGGGATTTCCACGGTAGCTCCGACAGCGAACGTATACCGCTCGCCAGCGTAACCATCTTCAAAGGCGAAATCGCCGTTATTGGTGACGAAGATCGTGCTCATTACGGGGTCACAATGTCGCCGTAGACCTGAATATCGCAAGTCGCGTTAGCAACAGCAGTGTTGACCTTCAGGAACAGTGCCGGAGCGGTGTAAACGGTCGTAGCCGCACCCGCCGCCAGCGAAAGGTCTTGATAGGTCGTCGTGCTGGTGATATTCGACAGCACGCTAACGGCAGTAATCGCGTTCGACGCATTCCCGTCCGAGGACGTAAGAATGACGACGTTCGCGGTATTGATACTGCCGCTAGCGTTAGCGATAGTCACTTGGCGAACAATGTAAGACGAACCCGCCTGAACCGGAAGCGTAACCACCGCGTTACCCGTGGTGCCAACACTCGCGGCACGCACGTTAACGATGGAAAAACTACCGAAGTTATCAGGAAGCAGCGCGCCTACACGGTTCGATTGCATGAACTACCCCTTAGCTGTTGTATTGGCCGGTAGCGGCATTGCCGCCGTTGACCGTCAGCAGAGTAACGGTAGCATTCGCGCCGCTGTTGCTGAAACGCACGTTCTGACCGTCCGAGAACAGCGTTCCACCAACGTTCGCCGCGATAATGGTCTGCCAGTTGCTACCGTCATACGCCTGAACCGCAACGTTCGCCGCCGGAACCAGCAGATACATACCCGCCGGGACCGCCGTGTTGCCGCTGGCAGTCGCCAGCGCAGTGACGGTCGTCGATTGCAGATACGCACCAGCGTTGTTGGTGTTCAGGCCGGTGATGATGATTTTATTAAGTGCGAGAGCCATGTTTTTCTCCTATTACAGCGTGAGGGAGTTATAGCCCGTGACCTTAGTCATCGACTTCGGCTTGGTCGAAACAAGCTCCGCGATGGTAAGGACCGCACCAACGTAACCGATCTGCCAGTTCGGCAGGGTCGATTCAAAGCCGGTGAACACAAACGAACCCTTCTCATGCACATACAGCGACATGTAGTTGCTGTTGATGAGATACAGAGTCCCTTCCGGGCAGTAGGGATCGGGGTAGATCGGCACACCAGCAACCATCAGCGCACGGAACGCGGCCTGCGGACCATTCGCATCCGCATCAAAGCCAGAACCCGGCGTGATGACATATTGCTCTTGACCCACGTAGTCTTGCGCAAGCAGCGTCCAGGTGCCGAAGCCGCACACGCCAAACGTCGGGACTTCAGCGCCGTTCTTCACGGTGCCGCTGATGTATTGCAGGACGTTCTGACGAGTCGGGTTTTGCGAGCCAGCAGCATACTGCTTCGACTTCCACCAGGTGTAGGTCGAGCGGTTGATGTTGCCGTAGGTCGCAGTGCCCGTGCCATCGTCAATCGCCGCCGGAAGGCCCGTAAACTGTTGGGCATTCGTGGTGTTGTTGTAGAGGGCATACGCCATCGCGTCCATCATGACGTTGGTCGCGTCGTTCATCCGCGCTTCGATGAGCGGGATGATGGCGTAGTCTTGCTGCACCGCACCTTCCATGCCGAGGAACGGCACGGGGGCAATCATCAGCTTGAGGTTGAATTCCGCGTTATACGCACCTTGCTGGACCGCCGGTTGCGCGAACGAACCGGAGTAATCCGACCACTGAGCGTTAACGAACTGAGCACCTTGAACCGGAACAGTGACCGACGACACACCGCCGGACGCCTGCTGGCTATTCGCCAGAAGAGCAGCCATGAGCGGCGTGCTGTTGTAAAGCTGCACCACCATCTTCGGAATAAACGCACGCCGGGTGACATACGTCAATTCGTTATACTGGTTAGTGCCACTGGCCGGGATAATACCGCCACCAATAGGCATAACAATCTCCTAGAAAATAGCCCCTATTACCTTACAGTCCGACCGGCTTCGGGTTCTTCCGAAGCTCGGCTAGAGCATCCGCAGCGGCTTCACGGGCAGCACCCTGCGGGTTTTTCATATACTTGCTCAAGTCCCACTGCTTCATGACTTGAGGGTTGTAGCTGGAAGGCGTCGGCTCACTCGCCTGTTTCATCCAGTTGAAGTAGTCGGCAGCCGCTTCATGGTCAGCAATCTTCTTCTCAACCATGATCTTCTCAATCTCGGCAATGTCCTCTTCCGACTTGACCTTGCCTTGCTTGAGCAGCGAATTGCGGCGCTTCGACAGTTCATCGCGTGCATCACGCTCCCGAAGCTCGGCACGAAGCTTCTCAAGTTCCTCGGTCGTCTTGGAATAGACTTCCTCGGCCTTGCTTTCGATTTCGAGTTCGGGAATGTGGAAGTCAGGATCGACTTCCTTGATGGACTTTAGGATGGTTTTGCGAGTCTTGGGATGGTCAGACAGCTTCTTCAGCAGAGCCGCCATTTCATCCCTAGTTTCCGGCGCGATATTTTCGAGCGACATAATCTTAGCCCCTTAAACCTTTAGATTACTTTCTTGGTGTCGCCGGGCTTGCTAAGGCTCATGGCGTTTTTCTTGCCAGTCTTAGAAGCACCATCCAGACCGCCAAACTGCGAATAACGCGGCGTGTTCACGATCTGGCCGTTTTGCTGCTTGTTGTCGGTAGCGCCACGGGGAGCTTGGGCGCCACGGGGTCGAAAAAGATCCACTTTGTGAACTCCTTAAATAAGATGTTTCCAGTTTTTACGATCAACAATGTCCGCTATGGACTTGCCGTCCGTTCCGTAAATTCGTCCAAGTTTACGGAAAGAATATTTACCAGTATCGAATGCGTCACGTATTTCAAAAACTTGTGATTCTAAAAGTTTATTTCTACCGTGACCCGTTCCATATGCGTGATTGCCTCTATTGCGAGCTTCTCTGTCCATTGCGTTGTTTTTTGTAGAACCCGCATAAAGATGCTCTACATTTACGCAAGACGGATTGTCGCAATGATGCAATACAAATTTTCCGGCAGGAATCTTCTCATTTTCAATTTCAAACGCAAACCTGTGCGCCATAACCCAACCGCCGTTAACGCTAAATTTTCCATATCCACGGGCGTTTTTTGCTGCCGTCCACTCAATGCAGCCCGTCTCATCATTACGATGAGTTTTGGAAAAAAATCGTTTGTTAACGGCGGCATCCATAATTTACATGGGTAGAGGGGGTGTTGCGGTTCCGGGCACCGGCGCTTGTGCTGCGACCCTCTGCTCAGGAGTCGCGCCGCCCGCTTGAGGCAGAGAGGAAATCATGTTCATAATCTCGGCAGGCATCAGTTCGCGGGTTTTCGCCTCACGCTTGCCGAAAATCTTGGTAAGCTTGGTCACGGCATCCACAATCGCCCGACCCTCTTCGCTATCCGACCCAATCTTGGGGAGCGCCTGCTCCAGCAGGTCCATAGCGGTCTGCACGTTGATCGTGGCAGTCTCTTTTTCGCCCATCTTCGGTTCGGGCGTGGTCATCGGAGCGCCCATAGGCGGGGCTTCCGGGGCAGACATACCACCCGTGCCAACGTCGGGAGTAGCGGCAGCGGCTTCTGCCGGGGCTTTCATGCCACGATCCTTCTGGATCATAGCCAACATATCGGGCGGGACTGCCATCACTTACTCCAAAAAGTGATTACTCACTTAATTTTTGGGCTGTATAAACCCAATTTACTAACGTGTCAATAGAGAGCGATAGTTTTTACGCTATCGCTCTCATCCAGTCAGAGGTTGCCCCCTGGACTAGTTACTTACGCTTCGCTTTGCGAGCTTTGCGGGCTTTACGGGCCATGATTAGCTCCTTTCCTATGTTAGTTGAAGCCCCTGTCTAAACTTCTTTTACCGACGCGACTTACGACCGCGCTTCATCTTTCGAGCATACATGCTATTGCTCCTTATTTACGGGAATAATCCCTGCGGTTTTGCCGCAGAGTGCCAGAAATTGCAGAACGGTTATACGTCATACCGGGAGAACGCTCATACGTCTTGAGTTGCGACCCGGAAACGCGGGGCTGATCGGCTTTGCTGGTCGTTGCGTAACCCGGCATACTCTTTTCAGCCATCATCCTACCTTTTTCAGTTGAGCAGGCGGGGCCGCAGGGGGCTGTTGCGCCTGCTTCTCTTCCATCTTCTTAAGCCGATCTTTCAGTTCTTGCTTCATCGGCGGCTCAAGTAGGTCAAGCAAGGACTCACGATCTATAGCTTGGGCCTTGAAGAGTTCAAACGCAAGGCTGCGTAAATCTTCAGTAAAGATCGGGCTATTAGAGTGAGCATCAACCTTGACCACGTAATCCTTCGTAAACTGGTTGGCAATGAATTTATTGCCGTCAGCATCCGTAAACTTCGTGGCGTCATAAACCTGCATGGCCTTGAGATACATTGTAGCCATCTTCTCAAGGCTATCTTCAACAATCAGCGCCCGTTTTTTGGCTCGGCTAGACCCCAGTCGGGCCAGTTGCGAGGCGTGACCGGCACTACGCACCCCGGACTCACCCCGACCTTGCAGGACTGACACAATGCCAGAGGCTTCAGCGAACATCTGGTCGATAGCGTCAATCTCGCGGAACAGGTCGTTCGGGATGCTCGGCGCAAGCTGCTCGACCTTCGCGCTCGGCATGTCAGTCGCCAGCAGGCCACCCGGACGTTGCAGCGCAAAATTCTTCTCGTCGAGGATACCGCTAAAGCCAATCAGGGCAGTCGGCGGGGCAACCTGCTTACTCAGAAGGTCAAGAATCTCAGACATACGCTTGTTCCGCATGTCTTGCAGGTAGATCAGCTTCTGAACCTCAGACTGACCCCAAAAATAGTCGTATTGCGGGTTCGGGCAGATTTGAATGAACGGCGTTTCACCCTTCATCCAGACCTTCTCGCCCTCACGGTCGTAGATGACGACTTTAGGATCGGCAACCGTGACGATCTGATAGTCCTGAGTGTCATCATTCCAGACCCACAGTTCCGTCATCTCCACGGTGTCCTCGGCCACACGCGGCTTGTAACGCTCAAAGCCGTTCAGGTCGATATTGACGTTACCGTAGATTGTCGGATTGACTTGGCTGGTAATGATGCGGTCAATCGCTTCAGGAATATCCGACCGCTCATGCTGGACCGACGTAACACGCTTGACGATGCTATCCCGGTTGGGATGGGCATACAGACGGTTGAAGAGTTCAGAGCGGGTAATGTAATACTTCTGGACGAACGCCTCTTGCCGGTCCAGGTAAGGCACATCTTCCCGCAGCACGCCCATAGCACCCGGCTCGACAAAATACGGATGCAAGCCGTCACGATTGATGAGCTTGATAAACGTGCTGTTGTAGCACAGCGCCCACGTGAGGGCCGTCGAGAACACTTGATCCGCGTTGCTGTTCAGCCACTCGTCGTTCAGGGCTTGGTTCAGAACCGGAATCTTCTTGTGTTCAGACTTATTGACCGCAGCGCCGATATTGATCGAGAACCGCGTCGTTTCTGCCGAGTAAAGGAAACTCGTCAGTTGGTCGATATGCGGGTAAATCTTGTTGTAGTGCGCCGGGGCAGAATTCGGGTCGTTCCCGAAGAGATAGTAGGAACGCAGGGTCGAGTAGTCGCCCTTGCGGACCTCCATGCTGACCTCACACTTGTTGATGAGGTCCAGGTAAAAATACTCGCGCTCTTCGGGATTCGACGGGATTCTCATTTGTTGATTTTAAGCCCTTCGTGGTCCTGAATGTAACTGGCCGTTTTAGGACCACCCGGACGGGCCTGCTTGAAGGCAGACAGCCCGTTCACGCTCTCACCAGCAATGGAACCCGTGTTGTAGTTGGAAATGGCTGACGGGCTACCCCACTGGACCGCGAAGGGATTGTTATCCTGCTTCGCCAGTCGCGGAGGCTGTGCCTCGCCCTCACGCACGGATTTAATGTCGCTCATGTGAAAGTCTATAGCCAGTTGCTCAAGGGTTTTGTCACTGCCCTTTGTTCGATCAGACTTTACCTTAACCGGCGTCAGAAACACCTGGTTAATGGTAGTGCATCCATGAGGACATTTCGCTTCCGTAGACTCGAAATATCCGTGTGCGTCACACTTCCACTCTTTTACAACGCGCCCCATATCTAACACCTCACTTTTTGTCTGTCAAGCCTAATTTCGGGATGTTATACGCATTTTTGTTAATGATGCGTGCCTTCAAGCTAAACCCATTCTGCTCGTCATATTCCAGCAGCATGGCCCTACCCGCCCGGTAAACGGGCTTTTTCAGGAACACCAGCGTGTCCGGCTTGTAGGGGCTATTCACCCTCTTGCCCGCGACTTCGCCGTTTTCCAGAAGCCTGAACGCTCGGCTGGCCTTCCTCTGCATGTCCTCCGACATAGATTCTTTCTGGTAAAGAAAGACATTGCGGAAGTGCGCGACAGAGCAACCAACAAGCTCACAAAACAGTTTTACTGTAATGTGTTTATTCTTGTCATCTATAAAACGTCTAGCACGTTCGTATAACTCTTTACGTGTAAACGGTTCGTATACTTTCATTGTTGCGGAGGCGTGATACCCAAATTACGCAGGTAGTTGGTGACGGAACGCCCGTAGGCAATCTCTTCTGCGGTTTTCTCGTCGTCAGCGCGGTTAGTCTCGCGGGTCACTCTGGTCTGAATCAGTCTCGGCAGGACTTGCTCGGCATAGGCCACGGCAGCCAGACCGGATGCCATCACGCGGTCATCCTTGCCACGGCCATAGGCTTCAATCGTTCCGCCGTCACGGACCACTGACTTCATTTCTTCGATAAGCTCACTGCTGAAAACCTGCATGATGCCGCGTTCAAAGTAGTCTTTCATGTAGTTCAGCATCCGCTCTTTGGTGCTGCTGGTCGTGAGATAACCGATACTGTTGCTCACGCCCGTTAAGCTGTCGTTACGCCGCCAGAGGTAATGCTGCATGTGACCTAGAACGTCATAGAGGCTCTTCCCGCCTGCGCCACCCATCGCGGACGCCATCCTCTTGAGGTTCCGCATTTCGTTGAGAACGGCCTGTCCTGGACCATTGATTTCTAGGTTAAGCACGCTGTTTTTGTAGACGCCAGCGATGTAACAGATAATCCACGCAAACTGGAACGTATTGAGTTCGTGCGTGCAGAATTCGGCTACTTGGTCCAGTCCGTCCGCATACGCCCGGTAGACTTGGATGCAGAAACGGTCTTTCCAATCACTGCTGCCATAAGCAGGGTCAGCACCGATAACGTAATAACCGTTCTGCACCGGGTATTCCCAGATGCGGAAGGTTGCGAGTCTTTCTGTGCTTTTCGTAAGCTCAGTATCTTCAAAGCGTGCCCCCAGGTTAAATCTGAAACAGTCGTAGTTGATCTTCTTGGACACCTTCATGGCATCCGTGCAGCGGGCAGTAGAAAAGAAGCTGGTGCCGCTCATCACGAAGGCGTAATCCTCCGTGGGCGGGAATTCCTGCATCATCAGCCCTTCGTCTTTGATGCCCTCATGCAGCTTCCAGCGCCACCACGCAATCTGCTCGCTGTTAGTCTCATGGCCGTAAAGCTTCTTAACGTCGCGCACCCATTCACGCTCTTCGGGGCTTAGCTTGCCATCCCAATACACCTTATAAATGTCGGTGCCTTGTTTTGCGGTATAGAACTGATTGAGCCACCAGCCGACGAAGATCGCCTTCTGCGTTCTAGCTCTCTTAGCCGTCACCCACATATCGTGGAACATATTGAACCCGCGAGCAGTGGATTCAAAGATGTAGAGCCGCATCGGGTTTTTCTCGGCAAGGGAGGCAAGCAGGGACGCCAGACCTTCCTCGTCACCCCACGAGCTTGTCTCCGTGGCGTGCATGTAAGTGATCGCTTTACCGCGACCTAGACTGCCCTTAGCGCGCAACCCTGCCACCTGGTAGACCATCCGACTCCGATTCCGGAGTGTCAGTTGGTTACGGTTATGGGCGACCAGAGGGATGCGGTATTCCTTCGGCAGTCCTTCCATGTAGGCAGACAGGGTAGACCGGAACATTTCCCGGTTCTCTTCCGTATCTGTCACCAGCGTGCCCTGCAAGCCTGAATGCACAAAGTGCTGATACAGGTCGAGGGCAAGACTGATTGTGGTAACGCCTAGCTGCCTGCCCTTCAGAATGACGAAGTGGTGAATATCCTCGTCCAGACCTTGCGCTATTTCGTTCATCGCAAAGGTCTGCGTGCCGAGCAGAGTATCGAGCTTCCTAAGACCCTGCTCTTTAGTTTCGATCTTTAGTTCGGAACAGAATTTGTAAAACTGCCTCAGGTCTAGCTTCATCTTCGTCTGTTCCCGGTTCGTAACTGAAATATTCGCAACGGCGTGCAGCAGGCTTTCTGAATCTCTGGCACCACAACCCTTTAGTTGTCCCGATGCTCCACCGGCAGCTCAGGCATCCACGGCATGCGAGTTCCATATCGTTCCTTCATCCAAGCGTTACCTTGTTCAAAGAACCCCTGTTGCACACTGCTCTCATTGCCTCCCAACCGGAAGCAGAGCGTGTGCTGACCTGACCCCGCAAACCTCGGATACATCTTCTTGGCAGCCGCGTAGAACGTCCGGTCTATCCCATACCCAGGTTGGTCATACACATGCGCCAGTTGCCGGTAACAGTAAGTCCGCATAGCCAGAGAAGACGTTTCTGCGAAGTTGCACCACGGCATATTCCAGCACCAGTGGGCTTCTCCAAGACTCTCGCAAATATCGTCGAACAGGAATTTAGCTTCCTCATCATAGATAGACCGGAAGCTATACGCCCAGTCAAACCCCGCTTCTATGACCTGCATGAGGCTTTCTACGTGATTCGTCTTATACCAGTCGTCGTCGTTCAGGAAGAACGTAACGTCCTCGTTAATCAACGGCGCAACCGCTGCCAGCAGTCTACGAGCCTCCCACCCAGGACCACCAATCTTGGTAGGCCAGCGGCAGTAAAGCGCCCCAGACGACTCACACAGATTCTGGATAGTCTTATCCCAGTTCTGCTCCACAATAGCGTCCGTAAGGACGTAATGCGCGTCTACATGCCTGGTCTGGCTATCTACGCTCTCCAGAGAGGCTTTCAGTTGCGACAGCGAACGTCCAGAAGTCGTCGTCACCACAGCTATAGTAGGCTTCATGTCAGGTATCTATCCATTTCCATTTAAAACCTTCATCCCTATTCCAGTTAAATCCAAAATAAGTGTTACCCCATTTATTTTTTATCTTTTTTTCTTTTTCGCACCATTGATCGTATTTTGTGAAATACGGAGATATAAGCCTTACCTGTAACTGGTTTATAGCGTGCCGTTCATTAGATACACGAAGGTAATAAAACAACATTACCCCCATAATCGAAACCGGACGATATATCGTCACAGCATCCCCTTTAATTTCTGCAAGACTAACCGGTATGTCGGCAAGAACGGATCATCCTTCCTCGCCAAACAACCCTCATAGAACTTGATAGCCCGCCGTATCTTAGCGGGCGTATCTGTCTCCACGGCCTTCAGAATATCCTCAGACCGCTTCTTGGCATCAAAGACGTTCATACGGCTTCCCACAACATTTTCTGGCCCCTTAACTCTGCTGCTGTATCAATCCTCGGTCTGGTCTTGGTATTCCAGTTTCCACCACCCCTAAGACCAACAAGCCGCCAGTTAGACGCCTTCAAACTTGCACCGCCTTCTTCCGGTAGTGTGTAGGTAATCAACCGTGTGTAACCCAAAGCCTTAGCCGCTTTCCAAGCATGACTGTAAAGCATAGAGCAGGCATTCTTGGTTCCGTCAGTGCAACAGCGATTAACCTCCAACGTCCAGCCATCATCCAGATGCCTAGCAACCGGACGACCCACGATAGCCACACCAACAACCTTATCACCGTCAGACACCGCTAAACAGAACTTGCAGCCAACAACAGGCTTATGATGACGATGCCGAGTCTCTACAAACGCATTGGCCTCGGCAAAGTCTATAGGCGTAATCCTCACGCCAACCGCCACACCCTGACACCCCCCTCCACCTTCCTCACCGTGAACTTCGCATCCAGCCTAATCCCTGCCTTCCTATTCTGGTAACACAGTTTATTCAGTGTGCCACCTTCAACAAAAAAACTATCACCTACTTCCATATCATCATACGGATACTCCACAACCTCACGAGGAATAGGTGCAGGAATACCTTTTTCTACTTTCATACCGTTCTCCTTGTTAAACAGTAGAACAGTGTAACTACAAAATACAGGAAAGTAGAAATTTTCTATGGGGGGGGATGGTTGGGGGGCACGCCCACCCACCGCCCAAGTCCATCAGCAAGCGCCCACTAACGCGAGCCAGTGCTAACTAACGCATACGGTGTCCAAAACCCATGCCGACAGCATCACGGCAGGCATCCAGACCATGCCAGCTGTCATGACACGGCGACCCAAGTGTCCCCTGGTAGTCATCACAGGGCGACCATAGGCCATAAAAAAAACTTATAGGCCCATAAGCGGGAATAGTAGACGTTACTCTCAGTTACCTTGTTCTCCGACCGTCATAAACAGTAACTACTTACACGTTACGTTACATTACTTTCTATATAGTATATATGGTATACGTTATCCTCTATCTTTTCATAATCCGGCATAAATACTATCGTTATATTTCATTACAAAAATCATATACTACTAAATCAATAACTTAGTATGGTATGGCACGATTCTCTTATGATATATAGTAGAAGCACAGCAAATGAAGTGATACAGTAACAACGTTAGTGCAGTTAACACCTAACCTAACCTAGAGGATGACATGCGAGACGACGATAATCTTCTGCCTGCTGCCGATTGGCAAACAGCATACCGTGGCACCAACGATGCCGAGTATCAGATATACCTGGCAGCTGCTGAATCTTTGGGCTGGAAGATAAAAACCTATGACGAATGGCTGAATAGCTAATCCGCATCTAACCTAACCTAATCGGAGGGAAGCATGGGTATGACCGTGAATTATGAATTGACCGACACTTTCGGTGGCGAGCCTAATTACGCATGGGTGCGCCGTCAGTATGACGACGTTAAGCCTACCATAAAGGATAGGGAGTTAATCCGCCGTGCTAAAGCTTGGGCAGGCTGGACGGGCATGCAATGCGACACTGACATCTACGACGGCAGCATAACTATCCGTCCGCGCTCTACCGGCATTCATCAAATCCTGTTCGTTAACATTCATGGGGAATAACATGAATTCATTAGAGCTTCGAGAGGCAATCAGGACCAAATACGCATGGCCGGGAGGATATCCCATGTATCTAGTTATGAGTGACGGCGAGGGATTGTGCATGGATTGCGCTCGGTCTGAATACCGGCAGATTGCACGCGCCAATAAAAACGGTTTACGGGATGGATGGAAACCTGAAGGCGTCGACATTAATTACGAGGATGATATTTGTTGCGCTCACTGTAATAAGAGAATTGAAACGGCATATGGGGATTAGTTAGTGTCCATCCTGCTATACCTGCACTGCGGGTATAGTGGGATGCGTGCTAACGCATCAAACCTAACTGGAGGGAATTATGATTACGATACAGAAAGACGCTCTTAAAGCTGTTTCCCGTTTCGCTGCTAAAGCGGACGTCCGCTATTATCTTGTAGGCGTATACGTGGAAGCTTCCGCGACGGAAACGCGCTTGGTCGCAACTGACGGACATACGCTGCTCGTGCATCGGTCCCAGGCTGAGAATACGCATACGTGGAAGGGAATTATCCCGTTGGCGACCGTTCAGGCTATTCTCAAACACAAAAGCGCATATGAGAAAAAAGGGCATACGCTGCCTATCGAATTATCCGAGTGCGGCGGGACGGAAGCGCGCATAGACTACGCTGGACAGGCTTTTATCTTTCAGCCGGTCGACGGCATATTCCCCGACTACCGTCGCGTCATTCCTGAAACCGTATCCGGTGAACCGTCCTGCTACCAGGCTGAATACCTGCAACGGGTGGCAGATGCCGCTAAGGATTTAGGGGCAATGCTGCACGGCACGCCGACCTATTCAGTAGGCTATAACGGGACAGGACCGGCGGTTTTCGGCATCAACGACAGCTGTATGGCCGTCGTTATGCCGGTGCGTTTCGAAATGCTGAATGCCGATAACGTCCGCGCCTATGCGTGGACACGGGAACAGCTGGACGCGCCTGTTAAGCTTCACGCCGTCGCGTAGTATGCATCCTGCTATGCCTGCTCATCCGGGCATAGTGGGATTCACACTGCAACACCTAACCTAGAGAGGGAAATACCATGTCCTACACGTATACGAATCAGGCACAAGTCCGGCGTGCGTTCTGGCAAGGATGGGAGGGACGGCATAAGCCGAAAAAAGTTAATGGCGACTATCCTGCCGATGTGCGTGTCGAATTTGTCGATTTTGTCGACATGCTGGCACGCGACGGTCATATTTCAGAAAACCTAGCCTTTAACGTTACCCTGTGAGGGATATCGCCATGTCACGCGAATGCACCAACAAGCTTTTGGAATACGTGGAATCGGGTTTACTGGACCGCGAT